ACCTCTGGATCTAATCGGCTAATGGCTTTAAATCCCTTCTTTTTACAAGGTTCTGCTTCAGAACAGAGATTAGTCCAAGATCTTATCAACGAACAGTTGAGGATGTATGGTGTAGAAGTTTATTATATGCCTAGAAAATTTATAGGTACTGACACCATAATGAAAGAAAGTATCGTTGCAAGATTTGACGATAGTTTCTCTATAGAGGCATATGTTCAGAACTATGAAGGGTTTGCCGGTTCTGGAGATTTGATGACAAAATTTGGTGTAAGAACCACTGACGAATTAACACTTGTTATTTCTCAGGAAAGATATGGTGATTTTATATCTACATTTTATGCAGATGGTTCAGCTGAAACTAAATTGACATCGAGACCTAAAGAAGGAGATTTAATATACTTCCCATTATCAGATAGTCTTTTTGAAATCAAGTTTGTAGAACATGAGAGTCCATTCTACCAACTTGGTAAGAATTATATGTATGAACTCAAATGTGAACTCTTTGAGCCTTCTGATGAGGTTATTGATACTGATATTGTTGAGATTGATGATAATATTGAAGATAAAGGTTATATTGTACCACTAACACTCGCTGGATATGGTGATACAGCTAAATTTAATTCTGGTATAACCACTAATTATGGTGTGAATACAATTACATTAATTAATGATGGATATGGATATACAAGTCCACCTGCTGTTGCAATATCAACATCACCAAATGGTGAAAATGCAACTGCTGTAGCTATTACTACTGCAATAGGTGCTGGATCTACAACATATTCTGTTAAACAAATTGTAATAACAAATACTGGATTTGGTTATACTCAGGCACCAACAGTTACTATAAGTGGTGCTGGTGGTTCTGGTGCATCGGCTATTGCAGGTATTGGTACTAATGTAATTAAGATATTGAGAGATGGTTCTCAGATTGGTGGTAGTAAGTATACACATGCTCCTACTGTTGCAATTAGTACTTCTCCCGTTGGACTTTCTACTGCAAATGCAACAGCTGTTGCTGTTGTTAGTGCTGGTGGAACTGTAATGGATGTTAGATTCACTAATGCAGGATTTGGATATGCATCTGCACCAGTTATTACTATTGCGAATCCTGGTTCTGCAGGTATGGGAACAGGCAACTTCTTCTTAAATGAAGTTATTAAAGGTCAAAGTTCACTGACTACTGCAAGAGTTAGAGATTGGGATGAAGATACTAAGATTCTTAAGGTTAGTCAGATGGCTGGTAACTTTGCATTAAATGAGGTTATTATTGGATCTGCAACAACTAATGAGTTCCCAGGCATGGGCCAGACTGCAAGTTATACAATATACAAGATTGGAATAGACGATTTCCCAGACGATACATTCGCAGATAATTTAATTATAGAAACCTCAGCTGATGGAGGGTTGGTTGATTTCACGGAATCTAACCCATTTGGTACATTCTAAATAGTACATGACTTATCTAGCATCTGAAGTGACTCCCCATGATCCTTGGTTTGATGAATATTGGCTTCCTGAATTAGGAGAAGATTTATCAGAACCAACTACATATCAATCACGTCATCAATCAACACCTGACCATGAGAAGGGTGCTGAGGAAGTAGTTACTATGCATGAGAAGATGTATAGGATGGCAACAAAGAATGGAACTACCTTAACTATGGGTGGTTCTGAGAATATTCAATAGGTAAAAAAATGTTAGGTCAATACTTCTATCATGAGATTTTAAGAAAAACCGTTATTGGTTTTGGTACTCTTTTCAATGGAATAGAGATTCGTCATGATGCAGATGATGGTGCTGAGATGAGTAGGATGAAAGTTCCATTGGCCTATGGACCAATGCAGAAGTTTCTTGCAAGGATAGAACAACAACCTACAGTACAAGGTAGACCCGCAATTACTTTACCTCGTATGTCATTTGAAATGACAAATCTTAATTATGATCCTTCACGTAAAGCATCAATAACACAGACATTTAAAGCTGGTACTACCAGTGATATGAAGAAGGTATTCATGCCAGTTCCATATAATGTGGGATTTATGTTAAGTATTGCAACTAAGTTAAATGATGACATGTTGCAGATAATGGAACAGATTCTTCCATATTTTCAACCAGGCCTTAATATTACACTTAACCTTATTTCTTCAATTAATGAAAAGAGAGATATACCAATAATTCTTGAAAGTATTAATATGAGTGATGATTATGAAGGTACTTTTGATAATCGTCGTGCAATGATTACAACGATGCAATTTAGTGCCAAGGTTTACTTATTTGGTGCAGTTGCTGATAGTCCAGATGGTCTTATTAAGAAGGTCAATGTCGATTACTTTACTGATACTAATAGAGTAGTTGCAAAACGTGAACAGAGATACTCTGCAACTCCAAGGGCAATTAAAGATTACAATGATGACAATACTAATGCACTTAATAAGGCATTAGCTGCAGAACAGACTTTATTATCTGTTAATAGTGCTGCTAATTTCTCTGTGGATGATTACATCACTATAAGTGGTGAGAATATGCAGATTCGTTCTATTGCTGGAAATGAAATCACTGTATACAGAGGTGTTGATGGAACCAATGTTATTGATCATGCAAGTGGATCTACTATAGATATAATCAGTGGATCTAGAGATGCTTCACTACCACTTACTGGTGATGATGCACTTATTGCTTCTGGTGATGACTTTGGATTCAATGAAATGTCTTCATTCTTTGAGGACTTTAAAACTTATTCCCCCTCACAGGGTAAGGACGTATAAATCATGAAATTTGATGAAATAGATAATGCACTCGATATTGTAACAGACAAATCCGAACCAATTGAACTTGAAGATGTTAAACCTGTTAAATATGAGAAGAATGATATAGATCGTGATTATGATTACACTCGTGGTCAACTCTATTCTTTAATAGAGAAGGGTCAAGAGGCTATTGATGGCATTATGGAGATTTCTCAAGAGAGTGGATCTGCCAGAGCTTATGAAGTTACTGGACAAATAATCAAAAGTGTGGCTGATGCCACAGATAAATTATTAGACCTACAGAAAAAGGTTAAAGACATAAAGGATCCCAAAGATAAGGGACCAAATAATGTCACTAATGCACTTTTTGTTGGGTCAACGGCTGAATTGCAAAAACTATTAAAAAAGGGGAAGCTAGATGACTGAACAAATTAAAGAAGAAAAGAGTGAGAAGAAGAAAAGTGTCCTTGGGAAGATCAAGGATAAGATTCTTCCTGATCAAGATGAACAAGCCGCAATAATCAGTACTTTTGTGCGCCTTGGTGTGTTAGTATGGTCGGGTGGAATTTTGACTTTAAATTACGTGGCCATACCTGGCGTTCCTCAACAAAAAATAGATCCGACTTTTATAGCTTCAGTTTTTACTGGCGTTTTGGCTAGTTTTGGCATTCAAACGGCTTCTAAGAAGGGTGATGGAACTATGAAGATGAATGGAAATAGTTCAGGTGGTCAAGTATCAAAAGCCGATATGGAAAAGATGATTGAGAAGGCATCTGCCTCTGGATCAACTCAAACCATTAGAGTAGAACAGGCTCCTTTAGTTATTACTACTGTTCCACCAGAAAACAAAGAAAACTACAAACTTTAAAATCATGCAAAAAGTCGTAAATGTACTTGCTATTGCGTCTAGCGTTGTATCTCTTGCCGTTGTTGGCAGTGGGTTATATGTATACGTACAGCGAGATCAACTCATTGATAATATTAAGTCTCAAGCTACTGAGGCAATCATGGGATCACTGGGTGGTTTGGGCGGAACATCTTTACCATCGTCTGGTGTAGGTGGTTCACTTCCTTTAGGAACCAATGATCTTGCTCCATCTACACCACAAGCTGCTGCTCCTGAAGCTCCTAATAATCCTATGACTTTCTAAAGGTCAATGGCTTATACTATGATGAAAAAACCTAAGAAACCTCTGAAGGATCCTAATGAAAAGAGTGCCATTCAGAAGTTTTTTGGAGGTAAAATACCCCACTACCTTGCGGTAGTGGCTTTTTTATGGGTACTGGTGGATGTTGGTGGGTTTGTTTTTAGTGTAGTAACTAATAGTTCAGAAAAGGAACAAGAAAAAATAGAGAACTATATAAATGAGACTATAGATGAACGGTTGAATAAAGTAATGCCTGATACTACAGGTAATGTACTTAGACAATATTTACCAAAGGCTAAGTAAATGTGGAAATTTTTTGAATGGGCTTGGAACCTAGATTGGGGTGAAGGATTTGCTTTACTCGCAGTTCTTTTTGTGTTTTGGTATGGTAAGAAATGGATAGATAATAAATTTTCTGGAATGAATAATAGATCTAAGAGAGAAATGAAATCTATTGTTCGTGAAGCAATGAATGAATGGGCATCTGAAGTAGAGTATTTAACACCAAATAAAGGAGAAGGACGTTATTATTGTTCTAAGCCTGATTGTGAAGGAGTGAGGATGTCTGATGACGGATCCAATTCATAGTATACCAAGAGTTCAGGTATACACTAATCGTATTCCCAATATCTATTCTTGGCAGATACAACATCCAAATATTCCTAACTTCGATCCTGTAACAAATTATATTGGATTTCCTATTGTAGATATGCCTGGTTGTGTAGAAATGCACAAGGATAATAGGAGAGATGGTAAACCTTGGGATAGAGACCTTGTTAATCAAGATCCCAAAGGTTCAACTACAATATGCCCTGCTGGTCAGTATCCATCCTACGATGCGATGAATTATGAACCAGAACAGATGACAATTATAAGAGAACAAGAAGCACCACCTATAGCACCTCCACCAGAACCACCAGATAGTCCAGAGACACCAGACACAGGTGATACTGGACCAAAAGATCCTCCCTGCCCTGGCCCTAATGCACAGAGGATAGGTGATATATCAGCAAGTCAGAAAGAAAAGGTATCGGGATTTGAATTGCAGAAAGATCCAGTTAATCCTGGTAAGAAAATATGTGTAGTTCTTTATGAAGATATTGGTGCAGTAGAACAGTTTCTACCTACTCCTCAGATTGCTTCGACGACGGCTGTGATTGCGACGGTTGCGACGGGAAGTGCCCTACTTGCAAAACCCCTAGCCGATCTGCTGCTGAAGGTTGTGAAGCCGGCGATAAAAAAGGCCATCGGAGCCATCCAAAAAGTTCTTGGGAAGACTCCTCCTTCTCAACCTTCTGTTCGGGAACGGATGGAACTTCAACGGGAACGGACGAAGGCGATTCGGGAACTGAAGCGGATGAAGAAATTGAATTAGGAAGACTATGAGCATGAGGTGCTACTACACCAGCAGGATTTATTAACATAACATCAGCACAAACCTTTGCATATTGTGAGCCTGGTCTGAATATAATACCAGCCTTCATAAGTTCGCCACAGTTCTTAAGTCTTGCTATCTCAAAGTCTAATCTTTTATTTGATAGTAGTTGTGCATTAAGTGCTGTCTGAGTTGTTGCTGCACTCTTACATAGTTCTTGTAATTTTTTATCTAATGGTCGTGACCAAGTAGCAGAGAGTCCTACTGATAAGTTATAATTTTCTGTCTGATTAGTTCTTGTAGGAACATAGTATAATATATTTCCTGGATTATCTATCTGCCCATCATCATCAGCATCGTGTATGTCATAGACGGGATCATCATAGTATCTTTCAAATGGTCGTTTGAAAGCACCTGTTCCAGTAACATATGGTGTAAGGTTCATGGTAGCACCTTGACACTGGATACCACCACCATAGGTGTTAGTTATATACGGACCTTGGAGAACCTGTATAGCTTGATTGGTTACTGAGCCAGAGCTGTTAGCTATTGGGTTAGCAGTAGCACTAACTCCTCCGACATCTGCGGCATATGCAGGGGTTGCAATGACACTTGTTACAAGTAGTAGACATAGTTTTTTGGCTATTGAGTAAACGTTGATGTTGTGTCTGTGACTGAATTTATAGTTGTCGTCCTTTGTATTATTGTGTGGTTCGATAGGCCTGGCCCTTGGTAGCTCTCCGTGAATTGGAAGGCTGCTCCAGGGGTCGTCATTGTATAATCTGGTCTTTGATCTAGATTCAATCCTGTCCATTGTGAAGTCACTCCATTCAAGGTTACTGATGTGTTGTTAGTTGATCCTGTGCCAGTTGGTACTAAATGATTATTAGCTTCTACATTTGTCCCTGTTACCACATACTGATAGCCCGTGTTATAGTCCATCGAATTTATGGTCTCCGTCACCGTGCTGGTAGTCTCCGTATGGCTGGTCATCGAGCCCTGAGTAAAATTTGGCACCACGGGAACTGCTCTTGCAGCACCCGCACTACTAAGCAGTAGTAATACTGTTAGTAATCTCTTCATGACTAGTCGAGGA